CGCCAGCAAGAAGCTTGGACCAGCGGTCAACGTCTGGCGCCGCTTTAGGTTGCTCATCGGGTGCGCCGGTTTGTTGAAATGCAAGGCCGTATTCGCTCGGTTGCTCATCGTGAAGCGCCGCATATTTCGACTTCGCCTCCGGTTCGCGGAGCGCTGCGTATTTACCGCCCGCCATTCAAGATCCTTTGTGCGGCTGCTTTGTCTTCCGGGCTTGCTTCTGGATCGGAAAGAGCTTCCTTCGCCAGCGCGATCCTGTCGACAGCTTGCGGCTTGGCGCTGCTCGTCATTGGGTGCTTCTTGTTTGCCTCTTTGAGTTTGATTGCGATCCGATTCCGGATGCCCTGCACCTTTGTTTCGAACTCCTGATCGTCCATGTCGAGTTCGGCCAGTTCTCGTTTCAGGCGTTCCCCCTCGTTTGGCGTTATGGTCTTTCCGCTCACGAGATTCGTTATCTGGTTGTCGACTGCACCTATTGAGCGTTCAAGTCGTGCGTAGTCCTTCGTGCTGTTAAGGACACGAACGCCGGCAATGTCGATCGGTTTGTCCGTCTCGACACCGATGAACTTAGCACCCTTGTGAACGAGGTTGGAGATCTTGCCGGTGTTAACATTCCTTTTAACTGATTCGGCCTCATCCAGCAGCTCGTTGGTCTCGTTGAGCGGCGCCACGTCCTTCCCGTACGCCTCTGCCTCCCTCTCCAGGCGTTTGTCGGCGCGATCCTGATTCATGATCGCGTTTTGGTTGCGCGTCTCGGCCAGGCGGTCGCCAGCGATGGCGCGCATTGCAGCGGCGTTCGCGCGGCTCGCTGCAATACCCTCGCGCCGGATGTCGTTCGACTCCTGATTCTGCATCCGCTTCGCCTGGAAATCGATCATCTTAAGAAGCTCGCCCATCATCTGCTGGTTGGACTTCTCGGCCTGCATGATCTGCATGCGCGATTTGCCAGCGCTTGATTTGGCGGCTTGTTCAAACATCGCAGCAAGTTTCGGATTCTGATCTTTCAAGATCGCAGCACGCGCCATGTTCGTTCGCGCGTACTCCTCGACTGCAACGCGCGACAATTCCGATTGCGGGTTCACACTGTCGCGCAACTCGGTCTGTTTCAACGCCTGCTCAGCCTGATGCGATTGCATTTGCTGCTGCCTGATTGCTTCGTCGGATTGCTGGCGTTGCGCCGCCAGGCGCGAGTTATCAAGTGCGGCAATGCCGGCCCCGCGTCCGGTAAGACCAGCGACCGCACGCTCAAAGTCAAATCCGCGTTCACGTGGCGGAGACGGTTGCGGCGCCTGTTGCGCAATCGGCTGGGCCTGTTGAGTAGGCGGAGCGGCCTGTGCTTGCTGTGCCATTGCCTGGATCTTGGCGTCGGTCAGCGCGCGCCTGCGAAGCGTGGCGTCCTGCGAATCCATTGCGGCGTCCCATTCAGTTGGTGCGCCTGCCATTGCGCTGAGTAGTTCATCTGCGTCTTGATCGATCACTTGCCACCCGTTAAGCCAGCACCAAACCACATCAGATCTTTGAAGTTGTCGTAGCCCTCTTTGCCCGCAGCCCTGGCATCTCTCGCGCCCTGTGCCGCTCCGTTTGCAGCCTGGCCAAGCGCGTTGCCCATGTGCCCAAGCTTCGTAGATGCCGCGCCAAATCGGCTCATTTGGTTCTGATCGTTGCGCATAATGCTAGCGTTTCCGATGCCTGCATTTTGTCCGGCCAGTTGTTGCCGTGCGCCAACGTTTCTGTATTGTGCTTGATTGCGTGCATCGATGTTGGCTTGTGCCGCTGCGTTTCTTGCCTGCGTGTTGTACATGTTGAACGCATTGATGATTGCAGCGTTCTTTCCGGCAATGTCTGCGTCTTGGCCGCGCATCTGTGACGCGCCTTGCATCATTTGCTGATTTCCCATCATTCGCTGCAATGCAGCCTGCGCTGCAGACGAAAGCATGCCCTGTTGTGCACGCTGCGCGCCTTGCTGTGCTGCCTGGTTGCGCAGGACAAACTCTAGACCGCTGCCGCCCTGGCCGCGTCGCTGCGCTGCCGCCGCAATCGCACCTTCGCGACTGCCGGCCATTTGTGCAGCGTCATCAAGCGCACCCTGACGCTCAAGCGCGTGTTGTGATGTTGCCGCTTGGTCGACATAGCCCTGCATGTTCTGCAGGGCCCTCATCGCTAGTTCTCGCGTTCTAGGGTCTTCGCTGATTGTCTGATAGCTTGCTGATTCAGGAGTGGCAAACAGATCTGGGCGCACATCTCCGGCGTACCCCACCCTCTCAAATTCGCGCTTGTCGAACTCGGGAAGTTTCAATCTTTCGGCGTTGCGAATATACTCACGCCGAAGCGCCTCTGAGTCCATGTTGCCGATGGTCTGCGCAAGACCGGGGGCTATGATGTTCAACCCTGGGATGGCTCCAGCAATTCCACCGATCGCCCCTGCCGCGCCGCCATTGGTTTCCGTGTTGAAATCAAATTCGTCGGCCATTAGTTACCATCTCCGCGTTGTGCGAGTTTCTTGTCGCGAATCTTCTCCTTCTCATCCAGGATCTTTTTCGCTTCTGTCGGGTTCTGAGCCGCCCAGTTGTTCCACTCCGGAGATCCTACCGAGTAGCCTCCAGCTGAATCCAAACTTGGCTTGCTAACTGGTGTTGGTGCCCGGGGCGGTGTCGGCGCAACATAGTTTGGATCGGCAGTAGTCGTGTATCCACCCGGGGTGTAGTTTCCGGTGTCGCTCACATTAAACTGTTCACCGCCGAGCAATTTATACAGCAACGCGAATTTCGCCGTTTCATCTCCGGTGACCATGTTCCCAATGGTCGCCGAACCGGGAGCCGCGCCCTTCCATTCTCCCATGATCTGACCAGGATCGGCATATGAATACCGATCACTAATAATATCGGCTCCGTTCGGGACTCCGAATCTGATAATCCTTCCGCTTTCGTCGCGAGCAACACCGTTTGCTTGGTCGGCAGAAGACGAAGCATTGGCGTCGTCAACACGTTCCTGAATGCCGCCAAGCAACTGACTTCCGTACCCAGACAGACCGGCCGCTACCTCGTCGCGCGCACGCTCGGCGGCATCCTCGAATGATTGAACCTTGTTATTCAGGTCCGCGTTTTCCTTTGCCGTGTCGGTCTTGAACTTTCCGATGTTGGCTGCGGTCTTGTCTTGAACTGCGCGCACGTCTCCGGAACCGCCCATGATACCGGCATCAAGCCTAGATGCGCCGGCAGAATACGGACCATCGGCAAGCACCTTTCCTGCCGTGCGATAGTTCGAAAGCGAGTCCGTGTTCTGGACGTTCTTGTTGCCATTGATGTCGAACGTAAACGCGCCCGGGCCATCATAGGTTTGCGTTAACATTTCTTTCAGCTTCGCAAACGGATCGGCGTTGGAGACTTGCAGCGATCCAGGCGCTGAAATGCTCCCGCCGTAGTTCGTGCCACCCATGCGCATAACGCTGTTGCCAGAAGTCGGGATCGTTGTCGTCGGCTGTTGAACCTTCGGACTGTTTCCGGTGACGGATTCAATTACGGGCTTCCAGTCCGTGTTTGCGGTGAACTCCGCCTTGCGCAGCGGATCGGCTTCTTTGTCGAAGTCTGATTTTGCGCCAGACAATGCTTTGTCACTAGCTGTCTTTACCTGGTTCGCGACGCCAGTATTCTGACCAATGATGGCTTGCAGATTCGTCCAACGGCCAGATCTGCCAGCGTTTTGCTGTGCCGGTTGCGACGGCCCACCGGGAGACGATGAAGGCATTGACGGAGCCGCTGGCGCCTGCGTGCTGCCAGAAACTGGCGGTGCTGCTGGCGTGCCTCCCGTCAGGGCAGGCTGTTCGTTCTGTTTGTCATCGCCATCGAATTGCGAGGGTGGTGTATATGCCATTTTTTATCTTCCGTGAAAACGGAGGGTTACGTTCGCGGTCGGCGTCGAGTCGTTGTAGAGGCGGTTTATTGCGACCGACGTAGGGAACCCGGTCGACAGTGCATTGAGTGCGCCGCCTGAGTTTTGGAACGCCAGAATCGTTAGGTAATCACCCGGAACCATTGGCACCTGATCGGTTGCGGTGATTCCTGTTTCGACGGCACCGGCGTTGATTATCTGAGTGGTTCCCCACCGCTCGGCCGCCGATCCGTTTTTCTCGAACCACAGATCCCTGACGCCGACTGCACTGGTCGCGAAGTACACGGACGCCGACACCAGATACTGACCAGCCTCGGTGACTCGGATTCGGGAAGCCGTGCCAGAGTCGACGTAGATAATGCCGTTGCTAATCCCTGGTGTCGCCGGCACGGGGAATTGGCGGATTAGCGTCTGCCAGGTCAATGACTCATTCGTGTTGTTCGCCAGGGACTGAGCCGCGTTTTTCGTGACTCGCAACCTCGGCTCGGTGTGCCGCAGGTCGTAGTAAACCGTAACGCCGACTTGCTCTGTGTCTGTTGCCGATGTCCCGTTAAGGTATCGCATAGACACAGACTGCACAACGGGCAACGCATCGGTTGACGCTGCCGATGTAAGCTTTTTGACCATCACCGACGAAACGCCGGTTGGCGATGGCTTGCCTTTGGGGATCGCGATCCGTTCTTCAACTCCGTGCGTGAATTTGGCCTCATGGAACCAGTCAGTCATGTTGTCGACAACGGTCAGATTTCCGCGCAACGCCTGGATAACGCTTTCCGATTGCTGGTTTTGCGTCGTCAGCAGCGTGTCCAGCCATTCACCCTTCGGGGCGTCGGCTAAGTCCTCTCGAACGACGCGTTTAACCGGGTCAAGCTTCACTGCCGGCCTCTCGTGGTATTCAGCGCACGTGTTTCGACGACCAGCGATTTGATACCGAATCGGCTTGACGCCTGCGAATTGCTGACACGCACTGACAGGTGTTCACCCTGAGAGCAGTCCGGCGGAACGTTAATCTTGATGGCATTATTTGGCACTACGCGCTCAGGCGCGAACAACATGAGGCAATCATTGCGCGTCTCTGTTGCCGGCTTTCCGTCGCTCGACACATACGCATCATCGGCAACCTGACGAGCAAGTACGGGCTCGCTTAGAGACTCGCCATAGACAGTGCCCTCCCAGTCTTGGATGTACGGTTCTTCTTTCTGATCGATCTCGGTTGCGAACGTGAACGATACCTTACGCGCAACTGCCGTTTCGCACTTCAGAGTGAGAAGTCCCCACTGCTTCAGCTCGCCAGGGTTTCCGGCGCGTCGCGGTTGCCATTCGACAGTCATTGGCACCGGACGGTTTAGCGTGTAGGTTCCGTTTGCGAGCCCGGTCCGATCCAGTGTTAGCGCAGTGTTTCCGCCACCGGCATCGGCAGCGGACAGGACAGAGTAAATCCTGCCGCCGCTCTCAATTGTCCATCCTTCGTCGACGGCGGCATCGTAAACACCGTTGTAATCGACAGGATACGTGATTGCGCCAGTAAATACGGCACCGGAAGACGTACCGGTAATCGAGCATTCCTCTTCGCGGTAGTCCAGCCGGCTGTCGGTGTGTGTGCCGTTATCGCGAAGTCCGTTTCTCTGCAGCATGACATTGCCGTACGGCGAGTCGATGCCATACACGAAGCGGTCAGACTGAACAGAGATGCAATTTGGGTTGATGAGCCATGTGGTCCACGCTCTGGTGATCGCGTTGTAGCAGTACACAAACGGAGTCTGTGTGTCGATCGATTCGACCATCCTGCAGATGTACACCCGTTGCTGTTCGCACGCGTCGGCAACAAAAAAGTCATGATTCGGAGACTGCATTACGTCCAGCGCTGGAACGATCCGGTGTTCCTCCGGTCTGCCAACAAGTTGGACGCCGTTGTCGGTGATGGCAACGAAGCCCTGATTGCTCAGACCAAAAACAGTGTTGTTCAACTTGGCGTAACTATCGCGACCAGCGCACGACGTAGTGTCATCAAGTAAAGTCGCAACGAAGTCTTCAAACACGCTGCCAGTGATGCGCCAAACTGTCTTGTCTTTGACGACGATCACGAAATCACGGAGCTTAATCACGCGCTGGATTTCGTCGTCTTGCGCACCCACGATCGTATCTCGGTAGAGCGGCACGGCTTCTGGCTCGTCGGGCTTCGACCAGCGAATGCGGTTCTTTCGTCGCTCGGCAGTGCTGGAATACGTTGTCCCGCTCGTCGGAAGCGGAGGCGAGAACGAAGCCCCGGTGGCCGTGCTGTTACAGGTAACGGAGATCGCGGAGCCACCGACGCCACGCTCCTCGATCAGGATCGTTCCCGGGAGCGTCGTGTCTGTACTGACGTAGTACGCGTAGTATCCGGTGTTGGCGGCGTAGCCATTGATAACTCGGCAAAGGGATTGCGCTGTACCTTCGATTTGCTGTGCTGCGGTTCCGGTTGTGACCTTCTGGAAATTTCCTGACGCGATCGTCTCCGCCGCTTCACAATTGTACTGTACGCCGCCGATTGTGACCTTACTTGTCGCGGCAGTGAGACCGGACGCGCCGATAAGCTGAATCGTCATGCGATGCGGATCGGTGTAGTTCGCGTAACCGATCAGGCCACGGAACTCGACCAGATCGCGCGCAAGCGGAGGACGTTCGTTTGCGTTCTCAATTCCTTCTTGATTCGCATTTGTGTAAAGCTCGTCACCACGAACGATGTCGGGCACGATGTCACGATACGTAATGACACCGGCCGTGATCTCGGCAGATGTTGGGTTGTTCTCGTAGACCAGACACATCACATCGCCGGGGTCCGTAGTGTCGACGTTCGGGATAATCGTCGTGCGATAAACCTGATAGAAGTGCGAAGTCGTGATCTCGGACGGGATCCGAATGGTGATGTTAACGTCGCGTGTCGAAGGGGCGACAACGCTATTGTAGATGATTGCCCGATTCGACGGGGCGCCATAGATCAGGTTGTTATTTGCATCGCGGATTCCCCACAGAACGCGATACGCGCACCCTTTGTTGGTTGAGCCGGTGACGTTGGACAACAGCACATCACCGCCCACACCGTTTAGCGCGAGCAGAAGATCAAGGCAGCGCGGCAGCCCGGCGAGCGTCAGCGGGGCGCTCGCGGATGTAGATTTGCGGATGCCGATGTTTGATGTAATCAGCGTGTTTCCGTTAAACTCGACGTGTTTGATCCGGTGCGTCATTACTCGGGTGGTCCTTGGATGATGCCCTGTGTTATACCGGAAACACCACCACTGGCTGAACTTCCGGCCAGGACGTAGATTTGCCCCGTGCTGGCGTAGAAAACAGAAAGCTGAGCGCCAGAATTATCGCTACACAGAAATATTTTCTCGTTGTCGAACGACCAGACGCCGTATTTGCTTCCGCTTCCAGAACTTGAAAAATTAGTAACAGTAGATGTAAGTGTGTTGATCCTGGTAACAGTATAGGTTCCAAGACTCGCGCCTTGGGCCCATACGGTGATACCACCGTCGCTTGAATTGATGTCAAACCCGCTACTTCCATGTGCTGCATAGGTCGAAATCAACGAAGTCGCTCCGGATGACAGATTGATCGATCTGAGTGACGAGGTTCCGATATCGGTAACCAAGTATCCAGTTGTTGCCGCCGATGCGCACCAGATTCCACGAGGAACAAACAAGCCGCTTGTCACGTCGGTAACAGTCTGAGTTCCACCGATCGTGATTTTTCTGACGTATCCGTCCGCGACCTCTGTGACGTAAAGATTTGTTCCATCACTCGCCATTCCGTATGGCGACTGGAACCTAGCCGATGTTCCAACGGCATTGTTTGTGTGTGCAGCGGTTCCGATGAGTCCGGCAAACGTTGTGACTGCGCCTGTAGAAATCACAATCTTGCGGATCGCGAAATTCGATCGATCGCATACGTATAGGTTGGTGCCGTCTCCCCAAATTCCCTTGGGTTGGTTGAACCTTGCCGCCTGGCCTGTACCGTTGGCCGTACCGCTAGTACCTGGCAGTCCAGCGATGAGTGTTATTTTTCCGTTGGAAAGTTCAAGCCTGAATATTGCGTGGTTCGCGTAATCGCTAACGTAGGCGTAGGTTTCTGATGCATCAACCCAAATTCCTCCAATTGCGCTGAACACCGAGACGATCGATCCTGCTTTGCGCGACCACGTCTGCGTTCCCGTGTCAAAGTACCACAGCCCGTCATCCAGGTTCAGGTACAGTACGCCGCCAGACTCAAAAAGTTGCTCGGGCGTGAAGTCAGGCAGGTTCGTGCTGTAGTCCTTGAACCCCTTACGACGTTCAATCATTCCGTCGCGATTCAGAATGCAGTTACGCGCAACGGAGAGCGGCGAACCCTGAACGTCCAAATCGTTCGGATTTGTCTCCATGCCGCCGTTGCGGGTGACGATGTCAAACGGGTTCGCCATTACCAGGACCACCGATTTCGATAGCCACCAAGGCCGAGGCGATGCGACGGGATAGACAGGCGTTTCGGTTGACCGACGCTGCGATTGCCTGGTGCAACCATCTCGGCGCGCGCGCGATCAATAATCTCTTGACGCTGAATTTGATAACTCTGTGCATCGCCCTGGGTGCGTGCCAGCGAACGTATTACCAGATCTTTAAGGTGCGGCGCGAGTTCAAGTGGAACGGCCGGAAACACCGTCTCATCACGCATGCAGACCCAGTCACCAGCCTGCAGCAATGCCGCGTTAGCCGTTGAGAAGGTAGACGTGGATCCGCCAACAGCAGTGGCGCTGATTGCCGTTCCAATGCGCCGAAACGGAGAATTTCCGCGATAGAAGTCATGAACGCTGGACGACGTGAACGTGGCGGGAACCGCCGACGTGTATGTAACAACGCCAGTGCCGGTATCTACCGATTGAACCTGACGCGCGCTTGAGGTTGGAACCATTCTCCCGGGGCGTCTGTAAATCTTCTGTCGAAGCGTGTAGGCGGCATCCGGAGCAGGGTACAAAATGACGCGCAGTGACTCAAAAAGGAACGCGCGCGGCCTTCCATTGCTTGACGAGTGGTCGCCGGTCTGTTCGTCAGTGATCTGGTCAAGCTCAATCGTTGTTTCGCCGTCAGTGTCGACGAGCTCTAGGCGGCGCAGTTTCGTCCACATCGCGTAACGGTCGAAGTCGTACGCGGCTTGGCCGACAACGCACGTCTGATCGGCATCCTCTTTGAAGAAGCCCTGATCCAGCGACACCAACATAGGCGCGATGCCGTTCATCAACTCCTGATCGGCAATCAACAGCAATTGCGCAGGCGTGAAGTTACGCTGCGCGGTCGGCAGGTAACTATCCCGCTGAATGTCGGTGACGAGATCGTCGGTGGTGTACGCCACGGGTTACTTCCCGCGCTTTTTGAATGCCACCGGCATTTTTGCGGACGGAGGCGGAAGGTTTTTCTTCCCGCGACCAACAGAGATGACGACGCGCATATTTTTTTCGTCGTCTTCCTCGCCTGGCTCTTCGCAGTCTTCCGATTCTTCGTGCGCTTCTTCGGCGAGTTCTTTTGCGTCAGATTTTGCGTCACCAGACGGCACAGATTCTTGTTTCGGCGCGCTTTTCTTGGCCAGTTTGTCGCGCATTTTTGCAGCCATGATGGCCCGAGTTTCGGCCTTCATGTTTTTCAGCGCCTTGAGCATCGCCTCTTTCATTTCACAGCTCCCGCAGCGATAAACACCGCACCAGTAATCAACATGCCGCCCACGAAAGACAGTATCGGCGCGATGATTGACCATTGCTTGGCCGATTCGCATTCCCTGCAGCGCGCGCGGGCGATGTCCCGCTCGGCATGTGCGTCGATCACTTGAATTTTACAGTCAGTATCTTGGCGTCTGAATGCCCGAATGAGATCGTTGGCTCCATCGTAGCTGACGAAAAGCCCATCCAGCGCAGGACTGCACCGGCCCTCGGGTATTTCCGTGAAATCTGCCGGCAAAGACGCTGAAGCCACCATCGGCGGAACGCTTCGCGCTGCGCACGCATTACTTGCGACCAAGATCGCGAATACGATTGAGTTCCGCACGTGTTTGCTCCCTCGTCAGAGGCTTTTCAGGCTTATCAAGCCCAGCTTTATCTTTGTGTGCCTGCTCGCGGATCTTGGTCTCGGCGTTATCGACTGCCGAGCGTGCCGCATCGCGTGCTCCATCACGCATCCGCACGACGACATACGCGACGGCGGCAAGCACCAAGAGAATGCCCGCAAGCGTCCAGCTCACTCGCCCTCGTTTTTCGGAGGAAGAAGCTTCGGAACGGCGAACCCGAGCCCAATAGCGATGAATGCAGCAATGCCCGTTGCAGCAGACCCCCATGGCTCGACACCGTTCTCAGACATCAACTTACCGGCGCCGGCAGCACAGAACGCGACCACGCCAAACGCAGTAGCGACTTTGTTGCCCTTGGCGTTTTCAAGGACCGCTTTGAGGATCGGAATCATGGTTTAAATATCGTCCCGTGCGGCTCGCCAATATCCAAATGCGCCCACGTAGGTGTGTAGTCGTTATCCTCGCGACGCATCTTGAATTTCAAAAGCAGCGCCTTCGTGATCATGCTCGAAAGCTTGCGGTCAGGATCTCGGAAGTCGACCGCGCCGCCGCGCTTGTGCCAAGATCGTTTGGCGCCATACTTCGCATTCTGTTCGCGCAGGCCCTCGTTAATGACTGGACGCTCTTGCAGGCCCATTGCCAGGAACATTGCATTGATGCGGTTGGCCAACTCTGCCGCGTTGGCGCGCTGCTCGTCCGTAGCATTTGCCCGGCGTTCGGGGTGCTTCCCGTCGCTATCCAAAATGTCCTTTGCGGTCAGCGGCATTTTCATGCTGGCACCAAGCGCTTTTCGAGCGCAGTAAGACGGATGTCCAACGCGGCCTGTCCGGCCTTCAGATCAACGATGTGAACAAGGTGTCTCTCTTCAAGTGCGACAATCTCCTTGCGGAGTTTGCGCACCTCCCACCAGTTCATGAGCAACGGCACGACGATGGCGAGGATCTGTTTCCAATCATCCACTTTGCTTCTCCATTGCATCCATCAGAATTGGTCGACCTCGGTCCAATCCACCTGGACCTGGCAACTCCATGTACCTGTCGCCGGAACGGCAACCGAGCGGATCACGAATCCCTCGTTTTGCGCGAGCACGATCGGGTGCTGCGCGTTGCCTTGCTCGGCGCGGAACAAGATCGTTCCCGGCGAAACGATTGTCCCGATCAGGCTGCCCGTGATCGGGCCGGCAGCCATAAGCCCAGCAACAGCGATCGTCTCCAGCGTTTTAGTTCCTGCAGTAAGAGCCGCCGTAGTGCTGATGCCGATATCGGACGCGGCGATGAGCGTGCTGCCCATCGACGTGCGTTTTTTGAGCAAAGCGGCAGGCGTCGCACGGGTACCGCCCGAGCCAGCAGCGGTCCAACCCGTAGCCTTAACCATGTCGATCTGGACAGGCACGCCGGCCGCGAACATCGTAGTCGACACAGCCGCCGAGAATTTGACCTCGTTGATCACGCAAAGTCGCGTCGCGTCGGTCCATCGAAACTGAAAAATTTCCGAGTTCGCGGCCAGCGCTGCAGCGATGACGCCGCTCTGCATGCTAAGCGAAAACGATCCGAGCGCACCGTGATCCATCGGTTTGGCAACTGCGCGTTGCGCACGAAAAACCGAACCATCAACCTCGGCAACAACGCCGCCGTTGCCCTGAATCTGAATCGCCATGTTAGCTCCATCTCCACTGAACGGTCCACTGTCCGTAAATTCGAGTGCCGCCGCTTAGTCGCGCCGGTCGATTTTGGTTTTTACCAACACCAGGGCCAACCGTTGACTTGGTTGACTGTGGGTCTGGATCTCTCTCGATTATCGGGTTGACGTTGTGCCCGTAGATCGTAAATCCGACGCCATCGACGATGTTTCCGGCCGTCACCTTGATCGTTTCGATCTGGTGTTCGTCCGCTGAGTGATCTGCGGTCGACTGCAATCGCAGCCACGCCTCGACAACCGACGTTGACACGATTCCCGCCTGACCGGTCACGCTGACCGACGCGTCACTCGCCCCGGGAAACCCGCCAAAATCCAGAACCGCAGTGCCAGTGGTGCCGACACCCGGAGCACCGGGCGCGCCATCCGCGCCAGGTGCCCCGTCCTGCCCTTGGGCGAGTCGTTTGCCCTCGGCGTTGTATCGATCCCAGCCGGACGCATCTTCATACACGAGCGCTTCGCCGGGAAGCAGCGTCGCAGTCATGATCTCATACTCGGTCCCGCCAACATCTTTTTGGACCGTGACCGTTTGGGTCGTGACATCGATGTTGCGTACACTCAGGGACGTGATGACGCGATACACGCTCGCCGCCGGTGCGGACACGATCGTTGTGTCGGTGGCCGTCGTGACCGTCCCGTGCGAGCTACCAGGGGTGAGCGCTGTAGCTCCGGTTTTGTCGATGTCGGAGTATGACACCACGTAATCGACATCTGCAGCTGATGCAGTTGCGAGTTCGATCGTCTGCGTGGTGCCTGTGAGATTCACATCAACACCATTGCGGCAATGATGTCGTCGATTGAGCCGCCGCCACCACCACCTGGGATCGTGATGGTCGTTCTAGAACCGGCGCTCGAAAGAGAAACGCCAGCGCCAACGAAATCAAGAATTGTCTGACCAGTACCAACCGAAGACCCCTCATCTTCGGTGTCAATACCCGAGCCGCCACCAGGGATGCTAACCGTAGCAGTCAGACCAACCTGAGAAGCGGAAACTCCAGCGCCGACAAAGTTGATCGTGTTTACGATCCCAATATCGACGCCCTCGTCTCGGATGTCGTTAATGACATCTATTCCGATGTTGTCTACCTGGCTCATTTTGACTTTAACCAGTAAAGGAACCTGCCAACCAACGCCCAGACAACAAACGCTTTCGACTTCATGTAATGACGAAGCACGTGAGCGCGCAGAAAAAACAACACAACCGGACCAGGTTTAAGGCCGAGCTTGGCCATGTTGTTGACTGCAATTTTGTGGGCAATTGCAGACGCTTTCTGTCTGTTTTTATTCACAAAGCTTGGACCAAGATTTCTCCGCTGGTCGGTGCTCCGCTTCGACGATACACGCCGATCACCTCGCCGAGATTAATCTTAAGACCGTTGCAGCCGAGATCGATAACCTTGGCGCTTGCTGTTCTGATGACAAACAAGTCGTCCCCATCGACGGTAAGAACAAGATCGGCGTCTGTCGTATTTTCGACAACCAGAATCACTCTTTCTCTGGTCGCAGTGAGAACCGTGTTCGCTGTTGCCGGAGTCGTGCCGGTAACGCTGCCGAATGCAAGAGCGGAAATCTGAGGAGACCCGCCGCCGATCGGAGATACGGATTGCTTATACCCTGTTGAAGACAATGCACCACTCCGAGTGTCGCCAGCAACGGGGCCCAGGGTTGGGCGGCAGAGGGGATGACGCAACGCCATCGCCCTGAGCCCCGTGCGGCGCGCTGAGCTATTTGCCCAGCGAGGTGTAACTAATTGTCATTACGCGGATTGCGTGATGCCGCTGAAGTAAACAGACCGAGCCGGAGCTTCGCAAAAGACAGCCTGATCAGCAAAGCAGCGAACCTCGAACGCGCCAACGTTCTCCATGTGGCGGAAGACCTGGCCGTTATCGACACCGGGAACCTTCATGGTGAAATCGGACGAGCCGATGCGCTTCCACGAGCCATCTTGCGGTAGAGCAAACGCGTCGCCGCGCTTGACGTAGATGCTCGGGACAAGCTCCACGATGCCGGTGACACAGTGAAACTTGATGTTGTCGAAGCCCTTTTCAAGAAGCTTCGGCGTGTATCGAGCATCCATGTTGCCGGTCGGAACCGACTCAACTTCATTCGCGACATCTTGCCACGATTCGTGATGCATGAAGACCTTGTACTTACCCTCGCCGCCCTTCGGCAGCGCGAGAGAAAGGCCCTTGGTGAGCTTGGCGTACGTCAGGTTGCCGCCAACCGCGTAGGTCGTACCCCTCCAGAGATCCGCGTAGGTAGTTTGGCTGATGCCAAAGAGAGACGTGGTTGACTGGTCGAGGATTTGGCGAACGCCGGCAAATTGCTTGCCGTAGCTGCCGTAGTACCAGAGCACGTCTGTAGCCGCGACGGTGGCAGAGTCGTCAACAGTCAGGAGCGCCTGGCCCGAGCTGTTGAACGAAACGGCAGTGATCTTCATGCCGAGCTTACGAACGGCACCGGCCGAGGTGTACGCGTCGATCAGCATGCCGACCATGCCGGCCCAAATGCCTTCCGCCGTCGAGGCGGCAGAGAGCGTGATCACGTTCGCCGCGTTTGCGGAGACAGTGCCAAGGCCCGCCTGGCCGTAGAACCCAAGCACCTCGCCGCGCTTCTTACACGACTTCATGAGGTTGCGCAGAACGATGCCGGTGGCTTGTTCAAACGCGTTCTTGCCGGATGCGGCGCGGCTCGCAGCGGTGTAGCCAAACTGCGAGCGGCCAATGATTTGGTAACCAGTGACCTGCGCGTTTTCGAGCTTGCCGGCCACCGCCGCATTGAGGTTTGCAACCGCGTCGCCAGCTTCGAACGTGATACCGTGTTCAAGGCCGAGTGCGACGGGTTGGTTGTAGGTGCCACCTTGCTGTTGCTCGCCCTTTTCGAACGGGAGAGATTGCAAGAGTTTGACACCATCGGGGATCAAGTCCTCGATGGAGTCGCCATAGACCTGTTTGTAGTTTGAGTTAAGCGTATCTGCAACTGAGTTAATCGCGGTCATTCGTTCTTTCCTGAGCGCTTCTTGTGCGCCAAATGGTTAATGTCTTTACTTGTCACTACCGATTATTTTTGGTCGTACCAGCATTCCACAAGGAACGTGTGCGTGTTGGTATTCGCGTCAAGATCCAGCGTCGTGCACGAGATCGAAAACGCGAGGTTGCCGCTTGCCGTGACGCCGGAAGTGGACGCGCCGGCCAGGGTCACAACACCGGCAGTCATCGCCGCCGAGCTGATGACCGTAACGCGCGGTTTGCCGATCATGCGCAACGCATCGCCGCAGCGCACAAGACAGCCGATGACAGCAGGCGCCGCTTCGCTATCCAGCGTCGTGAAGTTTGCGCCCGTATCCTCGGTGATCGTCGGCTGAACACCGGACGAAGCTTCCCAATAGAGTTTGGCGCCAAGCGCGCCGAGATCCGTACCGCCAGTAATGCTTGCAAGCGTCGCGTTGCCGGTCAGTGTGCCGACAAACGCGATGTACTGACGTTTGAGACGCTGTTGTTCAAGCGCCTCGTTTTTGGTGAAAGACGCACCACTCATTGTCCAATCCTTTGTTTTACTAGTTGTTTGAGTTCGTATTCAGTCAGGGGCTTGCGCTTCTGATTGCGCTGCTTCGACTCGACATCCCGTCTCGGTGCTTGCGGCGGGCTTTCAACGGCCTTGGCCAGAAACATCTTGCGGACATCTTCAACACGACCACCAAGGCGCTTCGTCAGCTGTTCCCCGTCCCAGGATTGCAGCCGCTTGGCCCATTTGGCGTCTTGCTCTTGCGAAACCTCATCGGCGATATCGTCTAACGACACGTCGATGCCTTGACCCCAGTACATTTCGGTTTTCGTCGCGAGTGCGTTGTAAGTCTCCGCGTCGGCATCCAGGCCCTTGCGCTGAATGACATCCGCGAATGCGCGATCGAACCATTGCTCGGCGCGTTGAACTTCCGCCGCTTCCGCTTGCTGCTTTGCAGACAGCTCGCGATCTTCTTTCTCTTTGCGGAGGCGTTCGTTTTCCGCCTTTGTGTCTCGGAACTCGCGTTCCTCTGGCGACAACTGCGCCTCGGCGATCGCATCGGCCAAGACAGACTCGGCCATGCGGATCAACTGCTCTTGCGTGACGCCAGACTTCTTGAGAGCAACAACAGTGTCTTTACCGATAAGCTCTTTCAGCTCGAATGCTTCGGCGCTCTGCTTTCGAAGCTCGGCAGCCTCTTGAAACTTCTTATTCGCGCCCTTGACGATCTCGTCTTGTTGTTTGAGGCGCTTCGCCGCTTCCGACTTCTTGAGCTTGATTTCGCCGAAGTCGAGTTCCGGATCGTCAACAGTCTCGGGCGCTTTCGGTTGTGCATCAACCTTCGGCGCTTGCACGTCAGACGTGGGCGCTGGTTGTGCTTGCGGCACGGGGGCCGCAACTGCTTCGGACATCATCCCTCCGTGACGCCTGTTCGGGCGCAAACGGACAAACGGGCACCATCGCCCGTAGTGACTATCGGAGGATCGGGGCTGTCAGGTGGAAATTATTCTGAATTGACTTTGAATTGGAGCGGGGAAGCCTGGGTTCGAACCAGAGATTCCGGTTTTGGAGACCGGCGTGTTGCCAACTACACTACTTCCCCGATGCGACCTTGATCGTAGCAGTGCCGAATTGAGTTATCGGCTTTCCGAGCTTCACGGCGTGGGCGAGTTCGGTCAGCATGCCAGCTGTGATATACTGGCCCACGACATAGACGCAATCGCACATCTCAAGAAGCTGCAGGCAGACGGACATTGCTTTTTCACGCTCGGTCGCTTCGTCATAGACGTGCGGCAGGTACAGCGGCGCAGCGATGACAACGTTTCCGTAAGCCATCTCTGAGCGAACGATCTGGCGGATGTCTTCGGTATTCTTTTCGATGCCGTTTCCACCGGTCCACGCGTGGACGAGATAGATCGACTTCGGCTTGACGGTGACTGTGTTGCTCATCGTTTTTTCTTGCGCTTGAAGTCGATCGGCTTGTCCTGAAATGTGTACAGCGTGTTGCATTGCAGGCACGTCTTGGTTTGCACGCGTGCGCCTTGCGCTTCGACGAATAGCAGCTTCATCTGCTCGTCAGATTCGAACGCGCCCTTGCAGAAGTGGCAGATTGACCACGACTTCATTCTGTCACCCAGATCGGCGCACGACACGACTTACCGCGCTTCGAGTCGAGCACATAGAACGCTTGTTGCGGCGGTTCTGGTTTGGCGCGAACACTCATCGCGTAGCTGTTATACCCAATCAGCGAACCGTTGACGGTGACATCGCCGTAGTCAATCAACTGATGCCAATGTCCCATGTGATGGTAATGCGCGTATCGCACAGCGTTCCATCCGTGAACGGCTTTCATAAGCGGCACGGCAATACCGCCGATACCGCCCTGGAACTTAACCTCATCGCCATGAGTGAAGTGCAGATCGAAGTCATACACCTTCACGTATTGGTGATTGCTCTGATCCGTCACGAATGTGACGCGCTTGTCGTTCTCGAAGTTTGACGCGAGCCACTGGTAAAGCAACCATTCGTAGCTGTTTTTCGCACCAGTGCTGATTTGTCGCTTTTCGGTAGTGCGTCCATGATTTCCGTGGCTGCAAACCACAACCAAGCGCTCCGTCTTGCCGTCTTCAAGTAGGCCCGCAATGCCCTTCGCCAAGCGAGCCTGGAGCCATCTGAGCGTTTCGACTGGTGACAGTTGGTTCTCTTCGCGGTTTTCATTGCGCAGGTACCCCGTCATTAGGTCGCCACCAAGCCACAACACCATGTCTTTGAGCCCGAACACGTGGCGATGGAAGTCGACCAACCATTGCACGCCAGAGAAGAAGCGAGACACGCGTTTATCGGCCACGTTCAAATCGTAGTAGTTGCCGTTTGTGTCAGCGCGGTTCGGCACGTATTCTTCAACGTGCCAGTCAGAGGCGAGGACCACGGCAGTCCCTTCGCGCTTTCCGCTGCTTTTCTCTTGGCGCTTTACTTCGACGGTACGGACCGGCTTTTTCAGCCCATCCAGAACTTTTTGACGTTCGTGAGCCTCACGAAGTCGCTCGGTGAGTTCGCGATGTTCGCGCCTGATCTGTGACTCGTGTTCGCGACGTTCGGCAACTGCAATCGGATCCTGACGGAACCGTGGCATGTTCAGGCCGCGTCTAAGAAACATCTTCCGAAGCGCTTCCATGTTCGTGGAGCGCTTCAGACGCCGAGCAATCTCGTTCGTCGCCTCGTTGATGTTCCTCGATCGAGAGTAGATTTCGATTGCCGTTTTTACTTCGGCGTCGGTCCATGCCTTGTTTTGCGTCATCGATCGCCGGTTGCACGAATCAGAGGCGTGTGTCAATATGTGTCATTACGCATTCATGCCTGGCGTAACCGTCGCCTCTGCTGGCAATGGCACGTCCTGTCCGCCCGGGCCTTGCACGTGCTGCTCTTGTGGCGCCTGTCCATTGGCATTGGACGGCGCACCTTCCTGTGCGGGCTGTTGTCCCGGCGCAGGTTGTTGCGCGGGCTGCGCAAACCCCTGGTGCTCGGCAACATGCGCAAGGATCGCCTTGGTCCATGTTCCGTTGCGTCGGATCTGTGGCGAGTCGAGCAATGCAAGATGTTCGGGGATGTGTCGTACGTGATCGTCAGTAAACAACACTGGCGCCATCTCGCCCTTGAGCAGCGCTTCGTTTTCCTCGGCGATGAGGTTGTTCGTCGACATGTCGGCGCGGATGAGCGGTTCAATCTGACCCGTCTCTGCAACAGTGTGATACTGCCACGGAGTCTTAACGAGACCCTTATCGAGCATGAAGTTGGCTTGCTCCTGCGCTCCTGCAAGAGTCTTCGACACAGGGTTCACGCTCTCAGCAACAACACGAGCAACAGAGCGGAAGGTGTCACCGTTCCACTTCGCCATGCGCATGACTTTGTCTTTGCCAATGATGCTCGTGATCTGCTCTGCCCTCGGGAAGCGCTTGCAGATAAGCAGCACGAGATTCGCGTAATCCTGATCCAGCTGCGCACATGCCGAGTTGAAGCCGTTTTGAAACTGCACCGACTGTGACTGAAGCAAGCCCATCACGCGACCGGACGCTGCTTTGTTGACGACTTCTGGATTACCCGTCACTGCACCATTCAGGCCGGTAAGCCCCTCGCCTTCGCGCGAAAGCATGGCCATAACCTCCATGCTGTTCTTGGCGCCGTCGTTCAGCTGCAGCAATGTGGGCGCTTCTCGGCCCTCCGCTACCTCGATGTTGTTCATCCCGCCCGCGAGCGACTGAACGGCAATGTCAGATCCCTTTTGCGTGACGATGTTCGGCACACCGAAAGCAGCCTCGGTCGTCACCACGCCACTAGCGCTCATGTTGTACGCCATTTGGATCGGCGCGATGTCGTTTCCGGGAGCGTAGCCGAAGATGCTGCCAAGGCCATCAGAGGCGCGCATCATCAGCACTGGGATGATTGCCGGCCCCGCGTTGTCGCTGTTCGGTGGTCCATCCTCGCGATACGGGTTCGGGCCATCCACGAGCACGGTTCCGTCAGCACAGATCCACGCTACACGGCCATCCGGGCATGACGGCGTGCTGCGATGGAAGAACTTGAACACCGGAACTAGATCCGTTTCGTCGTCCCATCCCCAGCACAGATCGCGATCCCATTCGTTCTTCTGTTCAAGACGCGCAATCTCCTCGGCCTTATCCTTGAAGCGCTGAATCAGATCGAACTTGTTGTAGAAGTCGCGGACGATGAGCCAATCAAGCTCGTCCTCGTCCTCGGCATTCGTGTCAAACCACACATCCCAGAACGAACGCGTTTTGACGTACAGATCGCCAGTCGTGATCGTTTCGCCGCTCGCGGTCGTGATGTACGGAGTCCCGGCGCTGGTATCCCATTCACAAAGCACCCACGAGATCGGCGTGAATAATGCCAGCTCTTTGGCACGATGCAATTGCTTTGCCGAGCGCGAGCGCTTCCACTGCTCGGTGAAGTACGTGAGCAGCCCGTCGAACATCTGAGCAGCAATCAGCGAGTCGCTTTCGCCGTTCGCCGCCTTCGACTTCATGGCGATCTTGCTTTGCGTCGCCATGTTCAGAATGTACGTGAGCCACTTGCGGAACTCATTGAACCGCACGCGCACGAATTCGCCGTTGGCGCCAGTCAACGCAAACGAGCGCTCCTCGAATCGCGTACCGTCCGGCTCCGCGTTATGGTACATGCGGTAGTTCTCGCGCGCCTGGCGATAAAGGCCGTTGCCATCGACGGCTGTTTTCCACTTGCGTGCACGTTCAAGTACAGCGTCCGCGAATTCCTGCGAGTATGCCGGCTTGCGGGCGATGTAGTCCCGCATCAACTCTTCTGTCGGGTCGATTTCGGGCTCGGGTTGCTCCAAAAACTCTTCCGTGGCCGGTTGTTCGCCGGCAAACGAATCGTCAATCATTCTATCTCCGTCTGATCATGCCCTTGAGTGCTTGCGTGTTGCTGGACGTGCTCGCCCGCTGTTGTATTGTCGGTGACACGTGGTGTGTGTCCGAGGTAATGCCAAGTAATGCTGGAATTGGATTGCGGCCATGGTTCATCATGCGCCAGCCATACATAAGTGCGTCGATGCCATCCAAGTGGCCAGCGCCGGGGATTCGCTCGTAATCCGTGCGGCGCTCGTTCCATACGCCGACGCGGAGCTGATGGATCAACGTCTTGCAACGCTTGTGAATCGCAATCTTGCCAGCCGCGAAGGCCGTGCGTAGGCGATGAAGCGCGGTTTCCTGTTCGACCTTAAGCGCTGGCGCGAATGACAATCCCATGCCGTTCAGGTCAAAAAGAATCTGCGGATCGTTGTCCGAGTAGCGTCCCCATGGCGCGCGGTTCCATGATTGCGGAGACACGTTTCCAAAGTACGGCAATGATCCCCACAGTTCTTTCTCTTTTGCCTTACACAGCGCGGCAAACTCGCTTGTCTGCATATACTGCGCGGCAATCTCGTCTTCGACCACCAACACGGCGCGCTCGAAGTCCCAATAGCAAAACAGCGCGTGTGTTAGGTCGACAAGTCCGAGGTCTAGAAACGTGTAGGTGTCAACGTACTGCGGTCGCTCGTAATCGTCGATTACATGCAGCTCGTCGCTGAACTCTGGCACCACTGCGCGCTCAAGCTCGGTGACAAATTCACACAGCAACTCGCGGCGAACGGCGGTAGTTTTCCACGCCTCGGCGCCGCTCTTGCCACTGATTTCCTCGGCCATTTGTTGCGCTTCGTCTGGCGTGACGCGCGGGTTGTCGTGAAGCGTAAACTTGTGATAGGCGTCGTTTCTGATGGCTTCTTCACAGATGCCGACGAAGTCGTGCCCGACGCTTTCCGGCGATGTCGACTGAAGCCTCGCCTTGCCCTTCACGCGCTGCAACTGTGGCAGAATGACCGACTTGTAGACGTAGCTCGCGTGGCGCCAGAATCCGATCTCGTCACCGACGAACTTATGAATGTGCGGTCCACGCAAGTGGTTACCGCGATCGTCGTCGGCGCCTTCGACGATCAGCGTGGTGCCATTGTGGAAGCGGTACAGATGCTCGCTGGCCATCCAGACCGGCGCGAACTCTTTTGGCGCGTCTTCGAGCAGCATCGGCATGACTGCCGTAACGATCTTTTTCGCGTCCTCGCGCGTTGCAGCGGCGAATACCATGCGTTGATTGTTGTGCTGTAACCCGTGCTCGATACAGTCAAGTAGAGCGTCGTATGTCTTGCCGTAGCCACGCGCGGCGTGAAGCACTGTTGTGCGTGCCGCCGATGCTCTTGCAGCTGCCGTTAGTTGTCGCTGACCCTCGTGCCGCTTGTAGTCCAGCTCGCCGCGTCGCCAAAGTTCATGGCGCACGGCAAGCGACAATTGCGCCGCTGTTTGCGGGTCAAGATTCAATCACCAACCGTTCCGCTCTTTGAATTTTTAGGGCGCGCTTCGCCTCTGCCGTTGCGCCATATCCGGCGTCGTCCGGGTCCATCAGTGCGATACACTCAAGCGCTTCGGCGTACCGTTGCAGCTTGTCCAGCGCGGTTGCCGTTTGCGTATTTGCCTGCAATGTCCCAGCACTTTTCAAACAGCTTCGTTGGCTCGCTCATTTCGGCATCTCCAATTCAATTCCGAGTTTGTTCGCCGCGTTGACCACCTCGGTCAACTTGGCGGCTAGCGCGATCAATGTCTCACGCCCCATTGATTGCGTGCGTTGCGCCTCTTGGATGCGCTCTGTGGCCTCTTTGATGTCCTCACGGATCACGTCGTGTTGCCACTGCAGCAACTCTTTGACGGTCTCATTCGTCACGGCAGCACCTCGGGAAGATCGTGAACGCAATGCAGCACGATCTTGGGCGCATCGTTGCAATCGTAGACGCGCAGACCGCACGCCGTCTCAAACGAGCGGCACACGACCTTGCCGCCGTTCATGACGAACACCTGCTTTTGTTCCTCGCGCTCGACACGCACGAGCGTCAGCGCGAACAACACGCCGAGAGGAATGCCCACGAGCACGGGCCATGCTGATTTCAGGTCAAACTTTCTCACGCGCAATCTCCCTCAGTTTTGCGGCGGTTTTGTTACGCCGCGATTTGCCTGCCGTGGTGTCATCACCTGTCAATACCAGGCGGATAAAATCGGAGCGCTCGTCCTCGGGCAGTGAAGCGAGCAGAGACCGAACGTCAATCTCGTCCTCGTTTGCCTGAGTCGGGTCATGCGAAGGCTCGGCGTGTTTCGGCGGCTTATCGTCGTCCCATGAGTCGAGCAACGCTACGATCTTGACAGTGTCACGTTTGCGAACCGGGATGCCCTGGCGCTCTAGCTCATACAGCACGCCCCATCGGATATGGATCGCAACGTAAGCTCCAAGCGGCACGCGGCCGTCATACACTGCGAGGCGCTGCGCCAGATTGTCCCACGCCGATTGCTCTAGGTCCTCGGGGTCGACACCGCTGCGCGCATACTGGCTCGCCACGTGACGGACGAGCTTGCAGTATTGCTTGACAATGTCGTCTGTGAGTTTCACTTGTTTTCGCGCTGCATGGATTCGCGATCACTGTCAATACTTGTCACTACGCCGGCATCGATTGCCTTTGGTGCATCGCCCAAGATCGCTTGCAGTGTCTGCAGCTTCTCGGTGGCCAGTTTCGTCACGTCCAGGCCCGCAACAAGCATCGGTCCACCCTCGGCGCCTGTCAGCTCTACGTGTTGTGATGGCTTACCAAGCCAGTACGCACACGCAATCTCGATTGCTTTGAGCTGCTCTCTCGGCTCCGTCTCGCGCTCGCCTGTTGCGATCGCCAGAAGCTCGCGAACAAGCTCTGGTCCTCGTTTCGCGATCTCTGCGCGAGCCCAGCTCAATTCCTTAGGCCTGCCGCCTGGGTTTCCAGACTGGCCCTTTTTCCACAGCCAGGGCCGTTCTGTTGCGGGTTTGCTCTCAGATTCCATTAAATATAACTATCGTCCGTTTTCAACTTTATTGTTGATCCAAGTGTCATTACGTGTCATTACCTAATCAGGAGGTTGGTATGATTTTGCGTTGCGAGGACATTTGCGAGGTGGTCCCATGAGCCATAGCGAGACGACACAGATCTTGGACATGTCATCCCAGGCGCGGCGCGACAGACGGCGAGCCGAGAACGCCAAGGGATTCGTTTGAGTCCGCGAAGTTAACAACCGGAGAATTTAACGAGCCATGAAACTCTGTATCCACGTAAGACCGCAGACGGTTGGACTGCTAGCTACGGGGGCAACGATGCCACGAAAATTTGACTCTGAGCGGCAGGTCCAGGCGTTCGCACTCCGCGATCGTGGCCTGTCGATCGCCAAGATTGCCAAGGAGCTTGGCATCACCATGCCGCAAGCTCGTTATATGATCAACCGCGACAAAGCGCTTGCCGAGAAAGCGGCGGATCGCGCCAGCAAAAGACCGCCAACACCACCTACACCGCCAGCTCGGCACCGCTACCTCGTGCGTGACCTGACCTGTAACGGAGTGCTCCATGTACACGCCGACGACGCGCAAGAGGCGTACGAGCTGTGGGCGCATGACGCCGGCATCGAGCCCATGACGCGGCTGATTGATGGCGAGTCATCGGGTCAGCGTAGCGACCGAGAGCCACAGCAGATCGCGTACTTCCGTGACTGGTACGACGATACGCGAGTGCAGATCAGGTGCGTGCAATGAGCGCCGCCGAGTTGAGAAACTTGCCTCCAGGCACAGAGATATACCTGCATGACGGGGTCAGGCTGTCGCGCAAGTGCCGTGTCAAGCTCGTCGGACGCATCAAGTCCCGAGTCGTCACGACGGATGGCAAAGAAATCCTCGTCAAGAACACCCGCCTAAAGCCCTGCCTGAATTACTGATTATAACTTTCTGTCATTACCTGTCATTTTTTGCTTGATTCTGAACCGCAGAACGGCGACAACAGAATCATGAACACGACGAAAACGCAACTCGACTCCGAAATCGACCAAATCGAAATGCTCGGTAGAAAGCTTGCAATTGATTTTTCCTCAAACGAGGCCAGAGGGATCGGCTACACCGGGCTACGTAACAACATCTCTAACGCGGCTGCGGAATTTATCCGCAGTGGGTTCTTGGTGCATGTTTACCACGTCAATGACGATCGGTCGTGCATGTCAGTGGAAGTGCAAAAATAAAGCAATCCTGCACAGCCCACGACCCTGCAAGCGAATCGGCGACAGCTTGTTTTTATCGAAGTAGCCCCGCCACGAACCTGACCGCTTCCACGAGATCGTCCGTCAGCAAGTATCTCACGCCAAGCGCTGACACCTCATTTGCCCATGCAATCTGTTCCTCGCTGCGCCTCTTACCGGGCATTTTAAGCTCAATCGCGAACGGTATGCCGTGCGGACCGACCCAGCCCTGAATGTCAGCCTCTCCCGTTTCGCCGAACTTGACATAGCCGCGTTTGCCCACATTGCGGCGAACGGCCTTGACGCGTGGCAGTCTGCGAAGCTCAGCGATAACCGCCGTGGTCAGATCTGACTCACGTGTGTACTTACGTGTCATCACCAGCCTCGATACGGTCGGCTTGTGCTTCGAGATGATTCGCCATGGCTGACCCTGGGCTGAGTTTTCGCATCTCAGCAGCCGATGCCCTCAGTGAGGCGGCACGCTCTCTCGGTGTCGCCGTGTCCATTTCGTTGTCGATCTTCGCTCCTGCTGGCTCCTGGGTGGTTTCCTGTGCGTGTTTATTGGCTACCGACTTAGCCGCAAGCTGCATAGCGTGCTCGAAGTCCTTGACATCGGCCAGCACGCCCAGCGCCCAGCGCTTGCCCTTCCACCACTCGTGGTCGCTGCGCACATAGGCGCGCACGACATTGGCGGCTAATTCGGCGTCCATGTCGGCCATGGTTAGCAGCGTGCGCGCGTGCCGTAGGTGCATTGATGTCGCCATCAATGGCAGTGAATGCCCGCGACGTGTTTGCATCTCAGAGCGGTAAACTTCGTACAACGCTGATGCCTTGTCGGCCGGTATCCCGCTTGCTGCCAGTTCCCTGACCGAGTCAGTTGGGGGCGGGAGTTCTGGCTTCTCCCCCTCTCCCCTTTCTCTCTCTTCTTTCTCTCTCTCTCTCTCCCCCGTGACTTTTTCGTGACTGTCACGGTCTTGTCGCGTGACTGTCTCGTCCGCGTTCTTGCGCTTGTCACGTTCTCGTCTCTTGCGGATTGCTGCTTTATGCGATTCGGCTCGTTCGAAAAACTGGTGAATGACTGTTCCTCCGCGCGCCTTTTCCAAGACCCCGATGTCTTGGTGACGAAGCGCCTTTGCAAGCGCCCCTGGTTCGCCTTCCCATAGGCACTGTTCTTCTATTTCTTCGTCACCGAAATCGCTCACGTCGCCGTCCTGCGCGTTGTCGACGGCCCACGAGTAGAGGCACGCAACATGCCCCGCCGCTTGTGCGCGCGGGATACCGAGCAGCTTGCCGAGCCGCTTCCATTTGATGTCTCGGCCAAAGGTGCCTTCGAGCTTTCCCCAGGCCATCACTTCACCACTGCGATTTCGATCAGATGCGCGATGTGTCTCGCGCTCTCGTTGATGTGCCCGAGCTGTTTGCGTAGCTTCTCGACCTCGGCCCGCGCGTCGTCGCGTTCCCGTGTGAGTTTGTCGATCTCGGAGATGAAGTTGTCCCAATCCTCATCATTTGGCACGTGTGGTACCGGCTTCGGCTTGTCCTTCGCCGCCTCTGGCACGAACTTGATCTTGCCGCTGCTCGTGTGCGGGTTTCCGTCGCAACCTTCAATGGGGCATTTCTTCGCCGCCTCGGGCGGGTACAACTCCGCAAGTTCGGCTCGCGAAATGATCTTTGTCGGCATCACAAGCAAAGACAGTTTCTCGTCCAAGTCAGCGGGTCGTGTGTCTTTGCCCGGATTGCGCTCTAGAGCTGGCTCCGTCTTCGCCTCGCCGTTCGCGGCGGCTTCGAGGCGGTCGGCGAGCGCGTTCCAAAACTCAGAGATGGTGCTGACATGTGCTCGAATCTCGGCCGCGACATCGCGCATCTCAACGCGCACGCGTTCGAGTTCGGCGAGGTCCCTGTCATGCTCGGCGAGGATTGACGTGATCTGTGCTGTCAGCCGCTCGATCTCCGCGTCGCGCTCGGCCTCTTGTCTCAATTCAGACGCGTTCATGGCGCACCTCTTTCGCGAGATTACGCTTTGCGATCTCTTCGTTGCGTTTACGGCGTTTCTCGGCATCGGCGCGCCATGCGTTGACAACGTCAGCCCATTCTCGATCGGTCTTCGGATCCATCAAAAGCCCCCTTCCAGGTGTCCGTTTCGGCAGATAAGCGCCGTTCGTTGAAACTTCGTTGCACTGCCGCAGATTCGGCAGATGTCATCACGTGTCATTGCCGACTTGACCAACTTTGCAACAAGTGATCGCCCAACAAATACGCGAAAGCTTCGGCCGTCAGGTGTTTGATGATCTCGGATTCCGGCCCGGTGATTTCGATCATTGGTGCTTCTCGGCTTCTTTCTTTGTGATGTAGCAGTGAATGCCGGCAGCGCAGACCCGACGGAGGTCTGTGCAGAAGTCTTTCACTTCGGCGACAATTCCAAGTTGGTATTTGAAGCCCGAATCATGCAGCGAATAGAACACTGTGTCGGCGACAGGATTTCCGTCTCGCTGTGCACGAATTGGAATTGCATGTGACACGCGCGACTTACGCTTGCCGTACCCTGTAAGGCGCGCGGCGTACTCGGGCACGAGCAGTGTCAACACGATGCCGTTTCGAACCTTCTTGTATGCAATGAATTCGCCCTCTTCGGGGAGCACCGAAGCAGCGGGCATGATAGTTTCACTGTTCAGGTCCGCGCCGCGGAGGTTCGCGCGCACTCCACCTATCTCAACGCGTAACCACTTCAAATGAGCAGAGAGAATGACGTTGATTTGATCTTGGTTCATTACTTCGCCCCCGCGTCAACGCGGCACGCTTCGAGTTGCTGTCTGTATGCTTCGGCGTCGGACCGCTTGACGCGCAGTCGGCCGGTAGCGGGATCCTTGTAGACAGGCCACGGTGTGGGCTCGCCCTTCCATAACATGTTTCGCACGCCGCCCGGCGCGTGGCCCGTAATCGCGCAAGCCTCTTTGAGTGTCAGGTAAAAACTTTGTTCCATGTTGCCTCCTGAAGTGTCTCTACGTGTCATTACGCTACAAATCAATCATGATCCAAAAAACTTGTTGCAACTTTCCAGTATTTCCATGTAGGCGTAATGACAGAGGTGATTAGAAATGACGAAAACCAGCAAGAAACCGCCGCGTCGCATTACTCGCCCGATCCCTATCAGCATGAAGGTGGACGAAAAATTTGACTTCGCGCTAGAATTTGCGGCGAAGCGCGCGGGGAAGACCAAGACTCAAATGATCGAGGAGTCGGTGCTTGCCGCAGTTAAGGACACTGGCTGGGAAGCTTTCTGGCACCCATCGAAGGGTGTTCGTGAGCTAATGTGGCTTCGCTTCGGACCCCGCAGTGGATCAGACGATCTGCTTTGGGATTTTATCTCCGAGCATGAGTCGATCTTTTTCAAGGATCTGGCGCCGCGCGTTCCGGTGATCGATGTGCTTTGGAGCGATATTAACATGTACATGGACGTTTGGAACAAGACGAAGGGAACCCCAGATCGAGAGCGCGCCGCGAAGCTCATGAACCAGGCAGTAGCGAAGGTCCTTAAATGATCGACGTTGACTCGCTGGAAATCGGTAAGCGCGTTTGGGACGGAGACGTTGGGGCGCGCAAGGCGAGGTCCGGCAAAGTCACGTGGTACATTCGCTACCTGATCGGCGCTGGCCGGCGAAAAGTCGAAACGGTCAGGCACGCAAAAAACAAAAAGCAGGCACAGTCAGCGCTTGATGTTCGCAAGGGAGAGGTCTTTCAGCGCACATGGCAGCCGAACGCAAAACAGATCACGGTGCGCGAGTACGCGCCGCAGTTTCTGATCGACAAGGCGAAACTGGCAACGGTCAAGAAGTACAAGAGTCAACTAGATAAACACCTGTTGCCGTACTTCGGAGCCAAGACGCTGACAGAGATCACGGTTGCGGATTGCAAACGCTACATGTCGAAGCGTGACAACACAGGTGCGTCACCGGCAACCGTGCGCAATGAGTTGCGGTGTCTTCAAAGTTTACTCCGCTCAGCCATCGAGGACGGAAAGCAGGCGACAGACCCGGTCGAATTCGTGCGCTTTGAGGTGAGCAACAAGCGCGAGCGCGTTCTGACTGAACCAGAGCGCAAACTGCTTTTTACTGCGATCCACGACAGGCAGGACCGCATGACTCCGCTTGTTATGATCCTGGTGTTCACTGGCCTTCGTATTGCCCACGCGTGCCGATTGAGATGGGACGAAATCGATCTAAAAGCGCGCGTCATGAGGACCACGCCAGACAAGAAGGGCAAGCCGATTGTCGTCCCCTTGGTGCCTGCGCTGGTCGACACTTTGCAGTGGTGGCAACAGCGATGCGGGTCAAAGACGTGGGTGTTTCCGTCGACCTGGAAGAAGCTACAGCACACAACCAAAAACGCGATCGACAAGGAATGGCGCAAGGTACTCTTCGATGCTGGCATATCCGGCCTATGGAAACACGACCTGAGGCGCACGTTTACCAGCGAGTTACGCAATCGCGGCATTGCGGGTGAAGCAGCGCGCGCGCTGATCGGACATTCATCGGTGGAGATGACGGAGCGCTATCACGTTCCGCAGGTCGAAGCACTGAGGGAAGCCGTGCTTGCCCTGCCCGGTGCTCGTGATCCATCTGTGATCCAAAATCGCCAAGACGGGAGTGATTTCGGTGACCAGTCTGGCGCCAGCGCAGCAGGAAAAACAAACGCGAAATGATACGCAGTGACTGACATGATGTTCAGTTGTCCAGTGCTCAAAATCCCGCGCCTTCACGGGCGTGCGAGTTCGATCCTCGCCGCCGGCATAACTACCCGAAAACAAAAGAGTATCTGTTGTTTTGCGCCTGCGAAAGCGGGCGATTTTCATTATTTTCACAAATGGCCGTGATCCGCCTTTGATCCATGTGTTCGGAGACATGGCCTACTTCGCTTTTGCCCTTTGCTCTTTTTCTAGCTCTGCGAGGTGTTTCTCGATATCAGCCCAGAACTCCGGCGAGCCCGCCGATCTGCCGTTCGCTGCATTCCAGATGTGCTGGTAGCTGTACCCGCTTCGGCGAGCCAGCGCATACATTGACACGCCGGTCCTTTCGAGTCGCCTGGCAAGATCAGTAGTCGCCGCATTCTTCTTTCTTACCCTTTTCAACGCCACTCCTCTTTGAGGGTGCCGCGCTATCAAAATTTCAGACGCCATAACAATCCCCTTGACACAGTTGATATAAACGATATGATTGCTATCGTACATTGCGACGATATCAATTTTGCAAAGAAACGGCAACTACGGAGAACGAACATGCTCGCACCAAACACAATCCCATGCATGCTGTGTACGAAGCCGACCACTGGATCGATCGGCGCCGCTGGAATCCGCTGGTCAATGATCTGCCAGCCCTGCAAGGACGCAGAGGACAAAGCGGCGGAGGCGATGTCCATTGCCTCAATCAAGGCGACGCGCGCCTCAATGATGCTGCTTAACCCGGATAAGTCGTGCGAGTGCTCGGCGTGCGGAGGCTACGGTGCAGAAGAGCAGGGCGACGGGACGATCTGTATGACCTGCGAAGGCGAAGGCGAGGTCATGGAGTGCCACAACTGCGGACACAACTACAAACGCGGCGAATGCTGCCGCAACTGCAGGTGGTGACATGGATAGCCCGAAGCTTCGTCAGCTCGACGCGTGGAAGACGATTGATTTTTTGATTGCCAGCGAGTGCGAGGGTTCGCGGTTCGCATTTGAGTGCGCGATTACGTTGCTGGTTATCCAGTATTTGCAGTCAATCAAGATTGAGCGCTGCGCGGCAAGCACCGGGAAAAACTTACAAATCGCGAAAGTCGAAACTGACTGCGAATAGTCGCGTTTCACTGTTTGTCAGAAATACCACCAGGGGTCAGAGGAACATGGAAAGCACGCAAGAAAAATTGAGGCGCATGGATAGGCAGATTCAGGCAGTGGCCGCGATGATCAGGGCTGGTGTCCCGGCGTGGGAGGCGTGGTTGCTGGTCGAACGCAAAAACAAAGAGGAGAAAGCAAAATGACAGCTAAGGGCATGATCCAAAGAGACGACGGCGTCCTTGCGCAATACGCGCCAAGCGATCTTGAGGTGATCCGCAACCACGTAGCGGGGCCGGATTTTAGCAACGGAGAGCTAGCGTACTGCCTTTCGGTTGCCAGGGCTCGCGGTTTGGACCCGCTGCAAAAGCAGGTCTACTTCACGAAGCGCAAGAAAAAGGACGCCGGTGGGAACTGGGTTGCAAGCGTAACCGTTGAACCCACCATTGACGGCTTCCGTTCTATGGCTGAGCGCACTGGGGAGCTTGACGGATATGACGGCCCGTACTGGTGTGGAAAAGATGGCCAGTGGACCGACGCGTGGCTCAGCAAGGAGCCGCCGCTTGCGTGCAAGATCACTGTTTACCGTCAAGGAAAGTCACACGGCTTTACGGCGACCGCGCGATACGACGCGTACGTGCAAGGCTTTGATAAAGACCGCGAAGGGTTCCGGCCCAATCATACCTGGGCAAAGATGCCAGAGCACATGCTTGCGAAGTGCGCCGAGTCTTTAGCGTTGCGCAAGGCATTCCCTTCGCACCTTGGCTCGTTTTATACGCGAGAAGAAATGGGCCAGGTCGACAACGGAGACCGCTTTGAGCAACTACCGGCCGAGCAACCGAAACAAGCAACAGTAACGGTGGTTGAAAAGCCGAAAGCCGTACCTGAGCTTCCGTCTGTGCCTGATGTGGTCGAGTCGGTTCCGGCGTTCTTCTGTCTTGGTCTGTTCAAGCAACTGGAAGCGCTCGCCGGGATGCCGTTCGCGAAGATGCAGACCGAAGACCTTGAGCAGATCGTCTCTCTTGTCGGCGACAACAAGGAACGCATCAGGAACCCGGTCGCCAGGTCATGGGCCAACGCGATTGAGGCGGCGGCAACAGAAGCACTCAGGGACGCAAAAATGGACGACATGCCGGTGCAGCAATGAAGGAAGTCTATCTCACGCGCGGCTTTATTGCGATTGTTGATGATGAGGATTTTGAGCGTTTAAGCCAAAACAGATGGTGCTACGACGGAAAGCGTCATGCGGTCCGAAGGGGCAGCAAGTTTAGCGACGGCCACCAGCGGATCATCTACATGCATCGCGATGTAATTGGCGCTACGCCCGAATTTGTTGTCGATCATATCAACGGCAATGGCCTCGACAATCGAAAATGCAACCTTCGCATGTGCACAGTCATGGAAAACTCACGGAATCAAAGACTTGGCGCTCGCAACACTTCAGGCTTTAAGGGTGTGCATTTCCACAAAGGCGGCCAGAAATGGCAGGCGTACATCAAGCACCACGGGAAGCGCTATCACCTCGGGATGTACAACACTCCGGAAGAAGCAGCCAGGGCATACGACGAGGCGGCTCGTCTGCTCTTTGGTGAGTTCGCTTTGACGAATTTCGGAGGCTCCGGTGTCTAGACTTTACGCGATTGATGCCAGCGCACTCGCTGCATATAAGCACTTCTCGGTATCTGATGTCTCCGCTCATGCCGACATGATTGACGGAGTTAGGCTATGGTGGTTGGACTTTGTGTCACGATACAGACCAGCACGCGCCGTGGCCTGTCTTGATTGCTCGCGAGAAACAAACTGGCGCAAGATTCGATATGCTGAATACAAGTCTGGCCGCGACAGTAGGCCAAAGGACGAAGCACTGATTTCCGGAATGAGACAACTGCCTTCCCTGTTTACGTCATTACGTGTACCTACGCTCCGAGTGGATGGGTATGAAGCCGACGATCTGATTGCGACGTTTAGCGCACGTCATGACGGCGAAGTTATTATTGTGACCAACGACAAGGATTTGCTTCAACTTGTCGACGACCGCGTGCGCGTCTACAACCTGGCGCCAAATAAGGCCGGCGATTGCGTGTTCTACGATTTTGCCGCTGTGGAGCAAAAACACGGAGTTCCGCCGCATCGGTTGCGCGAGTACCTGGCGATCAAGGGCGATTCAGCCGACTCGATTCCAGGCATCAAGGGCCTTGGCGACGTGTTTGCGCGCACCGCGATCCGACAGACGCGCAGCAAGGCGGAGCTGATCCGCAAGGCGAGCGAGGGCGCATTGAACGACATCACGGCAGCAAAGCAGGCGTACTTCACCGAACACCTCGCCGACTTCAATCTTTCGTTTGAGTTGGTAGGGCTCAAATTTGATGCCCCGATCGCAGAAGACTTCAACACGGCATTTCAACAGGAGAAAGCGGAATGAGCGGTCTTAACAAGGTTCAAATCATCGGTCGTCTCGGTCAGGACCCGGAGATGAAATACACGCAAAACGGAAAGGCGGTTTGCTCTCTGTCTGTCGCAACAAGCGAGACATACAAGGACCGAGACGGAAACAAGCAAGAGAAAACCGAATGGCATCGACTCGTGGCGTGGGACAAAACCGCAGAGCTTTGCGGCGAATACCTCAAGAAGGGATCGCTTGCGTACTTCGAAGGCAAGCTTCAGACACGCCAATACGAGAAGGACGGCGAGAAACGATACAGCACAGAAATCGTTGTCCAAAACGTGCGGTTTCTGACGCCAAAAAACGAACAGTCTACTCAGAAACAGAAGGCCAAAGGCGATGACTTCAACTTTGGACCCCCGCCGACTTCGGACGACGACGTTCCTTTTTGATTGACTGCTTTGGTAATGACACGTAATCACATCGCAGTGGTGCGCGCATGAAAAAAGAACGAATCGCAGAGTTGCGTTTCCATTGCGAGCTGAGCGCTGACGGAAAGACCGCGCGCATGTTCTCGAATCGCGAGGTTGCCGAATGCCTGGCGGAGATCGAGCGCCTGCAGCGCGAGCTGGCTGTCTGGATGAAATACGCAGACGAAACAGACGCGGGCAAAACTGCGCTGGCTTTTAAGCTGGATGACACGAGACGAGAAAACGAGCGCCTGCAAGCCGCGCTGGCGACACAGGAAACGCTCGCGGAGGCAATAGTTCATCTCGCGATACTGGAATCCGCCGACGCCGAGACGCGCGGGTGGAACGCGGCGGTTGAGGCGTGCGCAGTGAAATGTCATCGAGGGGTATGGACTGCTGAAGTTCCGCCTCCGTACGAGTCCGGATATCGCGCTGGCTATGACGCTGCACTGTTGCAGGCACAGGAAGCCATCCGCGCGCTACTGAAACCGACCACGAAGGAGAGCATGTGATGAGCCTGTACTACTCACCAGGCGAAGCCGATCTGGAGATTTTCGAGACCTTCGACGATCCCGAAGCAGGCTACGGCTTTAACATGTTCGTCGTGTGGAAACACAAAGACGGTCGACTGTTCTACGCGACCGATAGCGGGTGTTCGTGTCCGTCTCCTTTTGAGTATTACAACAAGATCGAGGATCTGACGGCGATCACGCGCGCTGGTTTTGAATCATTCAAGTCAGACTTTGAGTCGTGGCGAAACCAGTACGAAGAAAATCGAATGTGTGATGCCGCGACAGCACGAGAACTTTTTGACCGTGTGGAGAGAGAATTGCCATGACCGACAAGCGCGAACGGCCGAAGCAGCGATTTATCGTCTCTTTCGACAAAGAAGGCTACACACTTGAAACATTTTCACCTGCCCCGTCGATGACGGACGAAGAGTGCATGCAACAGGCGCGAGGCATGCGACGACATAAAAACGCGCAGTCTGTCGTGATCGTATGGATCTCCCCGTACGGGATTTATTCGTCAGCGAGGCTGCCATGACCCCGCGACAGAAGCGCGAACGGCCGAAGCACGCGCCCGCGAAACCGGCCGAGCCGCAGCAAAAGCAGCGCGACCCCTCGCCCGAGGCCATGCAGGCGGCGGCAACGTGGATTTACGGGCCCGGCTACGAGCCGGCAGCAGGCTGGCCAACGCATGCTCAGAGGCAACTTGCGGCGTTTCTTGATGCGTTCGCCAAAACCGCCGACCTCGCCGAGCGTGAGGCGTGCGCGAAGCAACTAGAGAACTTCGGCGGCGCTGGCGTGTTTTTCGCCAACATGCTCCGCGCGCGAGGTGGCAAGTGAACAAGCAAGACGACCCGTCGCCCGAGGCGATGCAGGCGGCTAAGGGATTCGTTTGAGTCCGCGAAGTTAACAACCGGAGAATTTAACGAGCCATGAAACTCTGTATCCACGTAAGACCGCGAGATGACGGGCAAGGTTGGGCCGTTGACGTGTTCGACGGACGCCGCGCCTGGGCCAAAACTCACCTCGGAGAGAGCCCTCTGAGCAAGGCCGAGGCCCACAGGATGGCTCACAAACTCCGCGACCCGAAATTTTACACCGCGCGAACGAAGCGCGCGGTTAACAGCGGAGGCGCGCTGTGAACGTCGGCGAAGCGAACCGCGTACGCGCCTGTTGCGACTGCGGCGAGCCGGGCGCGCTCCTTTGGCGCACCACCAAGGGAGAGAATCCTGGCCGTCTATTGCGCATCTGCGTCGCGTGTCTGCGCAAGGACGACTGGCACCGCTTTGGGCTGGTTGAGCGCCAGCCGATACTGGGCGAGGTGCCCACGGAGCTCGTCAATGGCGAGTGGTGCTTTCCGCAGACCGAAGGCCCGGAGCCGGCAGCGGTCATCACCTACTACACCGATGAGCCATCGCCAGAGACTGGTGACGTGGGCTGGTGCTGGTGGGCGTACGGATCGATGGGGTGTGCACCCACGTACGAGGGCGCCTGCCGAGCCGCCGAGGCAGAGATAAAGCGCCGCATCCGCAACAGAATGGCGGTGCTGTGATGCCGTACGTCGGGAAAAGCATGGACCGAAAGCGCAATGCGCGTCGGCGCCAGCTCAGCGGCGCGCACACCGCTGAGTCGTGGAACGCTGCTCATCCGGTCGGGACGGCGGTCCGCTACTGGCCGATCTACCCGCCGATCGACGGTGTGCCGCCCGTGGACACGACGACGCGCTCTGAAGCCTGGACGCTCGGAGACGGGTCGGTCGTTGTGCTCGTCGATGGCAAATCTGGGGGCGTCCACCTGTCCCACATTGAGGTGTTGCCATGAGCCACAAGGACGGGCGCGTGGTGCTGTCGGCGTGGGTTGACCCGGTGCTACGAGACTACGCGCGCGAGGCTGCCCGCCTGTCCGGGTTGGAGTTTTCGCGATGGGTCGAGCGCGCCGTTCGGCAGACGATGGCGCGCGAGTCGGCGGACAGGGCGATGGTAGCCGCGAGTGAGCGCGGCGAATGCGGGACGTGCGGCTACGCGCCGTGCGCGTGTGACCAGCAAACGGCGGAGAATGACGAGTGAAACACATTTGGATTGAACACGACCGGCTTATTTCAGCCCTAGAAACGCGCATTAAGCACGCAAACGAACAATCGGCTGCAATTCTGGCGCAGTGTGAACGTTTGCCGACAGAGGCACCGAAAACGCCGAGCGGCATCCCTCAGAAAACAAAGCGTAGCGAATTGGAGGCGCAAGCCACGGCATGGCAGCGAGACGCGTTTGATGCGCAGGTCTGGCTTAACAATCCCAAAAGCGTGTGGGGCGACGATTACAGGATTCAGTTAACTCGCGACCAAGCCCGATGGCTGTTCAAGCCTCTTGCGACTCCTGCCGTTCAGGCTATAATCGGAGAGTTGCCAGAGGACACCAGCGATGGGTGAGATTGAGATCACGAAGCGGCAGAATCGCTACTATCAGCGCGATGTGCGAAAGCGAATGCAACACATGTGGCGCACGAAGGCTGACCCCGGATTGTCGCCGGTTGGCTGGATGACATTTGGTGGCGCGCTGTTGGTGATTTACGATGCGACCGGCTTGGAGATCGTCCAGAACCAATACACGATGTTCAACGGTCGTTGGCTTCCACGCTTTGTTGAGCGATTGCCGCCCTAAATGCTGGCGTCATTGCAAGCATGTAGCTTCGCGCAGTCTTTGCCGCGTCGCTTTCCGCGCCCTGCATCACCTTTCGGACGACATCACCAAGCGCATCGTTTCGTTGCGCCATCGCCATGATGCCGTTTGGCTTACTGAGGCTCTTTAGCGCTCCATCGTCAAGAAGCTTTTGGCCAACGTGACCCATGAAGTCGACCGTAGATGCGCCTTTAGTCCCAAGGTATCCGCCGATGGCTGCTCCGACCGGACCACCAATAAGCGAACCACCGCCCATCGCACCGACAAGCGGATCGATCACCTTGCGACCACGAGCGATGTTTTGCAGCCGTTCGCCGGCAGACACGGAGTCTCGCGCATCAAGCATTTGCTCTAGCTGTGGAGCCGCCGAAAGCTTCGCCTCCGCGATCTTGTTTCGCGCTGCAACATCGGGGTTCATTCCCTCGATGAGATCGACGTAGCTAGTTCCCGAGCGTCGCGGACCGCGAGCCGCGATCTCATCGTTGACCGCTGCGATCTTGTTTGCAAACTCGGCTTGACCGGCGTCGGATTCTTGAAACTTCTTTAGGGCCTCGCGCATGGCGTTGCGTGGCTCGTCTCCGTTGACACGCGTTCCGGCGATCTGTGTTTCCGGCGTCAACGGCATGCCGCCGCTGTACTGCGCAGTCTGCGCAGACGGATCGAACGCAAACGCATCAGCCTTTGCGACCTTTGAGTTTTCAAACATGTCGTCAGTCATCCGAACGCCGCCATCTTCGGCGCGCATACGGACAATCTGACTTCGCTGATACCGCTGCGATGGAGACAGCAACTCATCCGGCAGGTAGGCCCACGGACCATCTGCCTTCATGCGCGCAACGTCTTCCGGTGACATGCTTTGTGCTAGGTTGTTTAGGTACGCCTGCTGCTCGGGCGCGAGTGTCTCCATCGGAAAGTCGTCAACTGCGCTTCGAAACGCCGACGACTTGCGACCACCACCGCGAGGAACGATAAAGGCCGCTTTGTCGGTCGGGCTCATCTGCTCATACAACGCGGCGCGATCTGATGTGTACTTAGCCGGACGCTCTACGGCGTCGCGGCCAGCGCGCCAATGCTGATAATCGCGCTCGGCTTCGTTACGATACGTCTGTCCGAGTGGTTTTTGCTCAACGTTTTGTAACTCCGGCGTGGTTGCCTTGCGACCTGGGTTTGTCTTCTCCATGTCGGCCGATGCGGCGCGGATGTCGGCCTCGCGCGACGCGGCGAGCTTTTCAAGGTCGGCTTGTTTCTCAGCGTCGATCAGATCTGACACTCTGGCTGCTTCGGCGCGTTTCGCGAAGTCTGCAGAGTCGCGAGCCTTGACGCGAGCAATTGCGGCTTCGTCTGGCAACGCCTCTTCAGCGGCAATCTCTGGAGCTCTGACGGCTTGCTTGTCTCGCAGACGGCGAAGTGCTTTGACGGTTGCGCTTGGAAGCTTTGAATCGTCGGCGACATCGCCAATCGAATCTTTGGCGATCTTGGTTGAGCCGATCTTTTCAGCAATTGCGTCACGCGCCTTTTGTGGCAACTGTAGCGCCTTGCCCGCAGTCTTGACCGGGTGAAGCGCAGCGCTGCCAACGGCTTTGGCGGCTTTGAATACGTACGGAGCCACGCCAACAACCGTCGCGCCGACGCCAGCGCCAAGCGCAACGTCTTTCGCCGCGTCGCCAATTTCACCCTTGGTTAGATCGGCTTTTGTTGCATCAAGACCGGCAATGCTGCCCTGGATCGCGCCCTGGCCAACGGCTTTCAACCCGGTCGCTAGTAATCCGCCAGGAAGGGCAGCACTGGCAGCGATACCTGAAGGAACTCCTCCCAAGATCTCCGCGACATCCCCGGCAAGTCCTCCACCGTCAATTCCTCGCCAGAACTCTCCATGCGCATCGCGCCCCTCACGGTATAGATCGCCGAACGGTTTCTCACTGCCGCGCGCCTTCGCATCGACAGCTTCGACAACGCCACCAAGCTCGTCCTTAAACGGACTACCTTTGAGGACGCGCATGCCGATGTCTTTTGCGCCAGCAAGAAGCTTGGACCAGCGGTCAACGTCTGGCGCCGCTTTAGGTTGCTCATCGGGTGCGCCGGTTTGTTGAAATGCAAGGCCGTATTCGCTCGGTTGCTCATCGTGAAGCGCCGC